TATGTTCTTTTGCTCAAGGAGATTATGGAGTGTTTTGGTCCCATCCACCGGCCAGGCCCCCGAAGGGGTAAAGAGGGTGGAGCAGAACTCAAACTCATCAGAGCGGAGTTCATACATCTTGAGAGGATGTCCCAAGACTGAGTATTTCACTGTAGCATCGGGGACCGGGTCCTCGGTGCAATCGTCTCCCATGGCGATGGCCCATCTAGCCCCAACCAGGTAGGCAAGAGCCACCCTGAGTCGGGAGTTGGACGAGCTTGTGTTGTAACAGCCTGACAGCTGGACTCCTGGCCTGTCAAGGACGAGGAGGGAGCCGTCTGGCATTCCGTACACGGATCTGGAGACGCATAGAAATCTGTTGAGCAGGAGACGGGTAATCAAGTCATCAGCAGAGCAGAGCCTAGCTCTTGCCCTAGCTTCAAACAAGAGTTCCCATTCCTGAACCGACCAGTCCCAACCTGTGACATCAGCTTCCGCAAGGCCATCTTTCCCTGAAAGGGTAAGGATGCGCTCGTAGAGAGCTGACAGTTGTTCATCGTCCGAAAGGCCTAAGCCTGGAGCCGACGGAATTCTATTCCAATTGGCTATTTCAACTTTGTTCTGAGTGGAACAAAGGATTCTTTCGATGATTTGGTCAACGGCTGAGACTGCAAATATGAGACGCCATCTAGAAGCGGCGACTTTCCTAACCGAGTGGGGCTCGTCTTTGACGAAAGCCCGCACCGGGTCACAAAAGCCTCGCTGAACTAGTTGAGAGGCGCTCAATTTAAACAATTCTTCATGAGGAGTGCTAGCAAGTAGATGTAATCTTTCTTGCACACACTCTGTTATAAAACCTAGGTGAGGGAGTAGAATGTCCTTGTTACAGGATCCCAACATAGAGTATGGGATACCTGGTTTTGATGAAAGCACCATGTCGTTTTCAATGAAGAAAAGGACACGTTGTGCGATCACCCCGTCGTCGATAATTCCCCCTCGCAACCCCTTTGGAGGGGGTGTTGAAGGGTACTCAAGACAGAGCCTGTTCAAGACTTGTTCTTGTTGTTCTTTCGACGGGACCTTGCCCTCGATCCTCCTTTTCGCTTGGGTCTCGAAGGACTTTCTGGCGGCTTCTGGGGATCGGTCTGGGGGGGACCAGTTGGCAAGGCCTGGGACGTATTCTTTTGCACGAGTTGTTGAGATTTTCTCCCTTTGGTGCCCGCCCTGGGCGAATCGGCACAATGTTGTGCCGACAACTCGGACTCCCTCTTCGCTCTCTCCTTCAGCCCACTCATAACCTGC